CGCAATTTCTATTCAACGTCTCCCCCGCGGGCAGGCGGCTCCACCAGTGCCTCGGCTAGAGCCTCCTCCACGCCCTCCCTCAAACCGTCTACCAGACCGGGCACTGATCGCCGGGTCTGGACATCCAGGAGAAGCAGCCTGAGCTGCTCCTGTAGAACCTCTATCTTCTTGAGCGCGAGTTGGTCCTCGGTCTCGTACTCCACGCCCTCGTCCTCCTCCCCTTTCAGGTAGGCGACCACGAGGGGTTTCGACAGGAGCGAGTCTGTTGCTCTGTGTAACTTCTGGCCGTGTTTCGAGAGAAAGTCCAGATACGCGTCCAAATCCTTGCGCACCGTAGACTGTCTGCTCGCGTCTGGCAACACGGACGTAGCCACTATCTTGGTGATGGCCTCCTGTGTCTCCGGTAGGAGCGCCACCAAATCGTAGGCGGATGTTTTCGACATGTTCTTTGATACGAGGGCCCACTTCCCCATCGACTACGGGACCGCCGTCGATGTCCAGCGTCTCCTTGTAGTCGTCTTGTGCTCCACGTTCTATCGTGGGCAGGGACCAGGGACTGAATCCCCCGGCACTCAAACTGGATTCAAACAGTGTTATGGTATCCACTGTTATCCCAACACGTGTTGCAGCACACGCGGTCATGAGTTCCCGGTCTTCATCTGCCTGGGGCCAAGCGCCGCCACCTTGCGTTAACCAATACGGTTTCTCGCGGTTCGCACATTTCCTTGATTTCCTCTGCTCCTCAGCCGACCCATGTTTAATATAATAGGATCGGATGGCTCGAGCGTAGGGACCGGTTATCGGTGATAGCCTATCGGTCACTAAATAACCCTCGAGTCTGTCCAGGGCTGCATCAGCCAACGGAACATTCGGATCTCTCATGGTTAAGTGCAACTTCCGCCAGGTTCTCAATGGATCCTGAAACGACGTATTTGTGGTCAACGGACTGGGAAATACCCGTGCCAGGAACACAACTCCGGTGTCCGCATGGCACTCCTCTATCTTTACGACGAGACCCAACTGCTTCGCAACTTTGTCGATCTTTGACTTCAAAGCCAAATCGGATAACCCATCATCACCAAACTTGAGACCGATCAGTGCAAACGCCTGCTCCGGACTCAATTCAGGGAAGGCTTCCCGAATGGCACAATACTCGACAAAAGCGGACGCGGCCGTATTGAGATCACAAGTGGTTGGCGACCCACTCTTTACTCCAACACCCGCGTCGTATTTCCACCCGAACAATTTGGCCCGGGCAGGGCAGTTTATCAACATCGAGCAAAATCTCCTCAGTTCCTCACTACTGGGGAAATATCGCAAGTATAAGGCATTCATAACATTTCTCTGCATCCAAGCCGGAACCGTTCCATCCAAGTTTGAATAATCCGTTTCACAAACGTCAGCCAATGCAGCACAAAACTCACAGACCGCCCTCGACAACTGCTCAGGAGTCCTCCCGGGCATGAACCAGTGACTGTTGTGCTCTGCATGAAAAACC